CGCTGTGTATTTAATTTCTGGTGCGGTTACGAAGTTTCCAGTAGCGTCAATACTAGACCATTCAGCATCAAAGCCTTCGTGTACAAGAGTCATTTGCTCAACAAATAGTGAGTTGTCTCCTGCGTTTAGGTCTGAGTATGCAACTGCTGTAGGCCACGCGTTGTAAACGTGGAAACGCATCGCTACATCTTCAATCTTTTGAGTTGTTGGTGTTGAAGCAATTGGATGAGGTAGAACTTGGATTTCAAGGTCGCAACGGAAGTTCTGGTTAATAGTACGACCTGCACCACCTTGTACAGTTGCAAACAGGTTACGCATCCAATCCCATTGAGCACGTTTTCCAAGAACCACACCACGTTGTAGTGTGATTGGTTGGAATGATGTCTGTCCTGGAATCTGGTGAACAGTGGTGTTGTACCCACCTTCACGGTAAGGAATAGAGTCTGTTGTAACCGCTAGTCCAGATACTGATGTAAACCCGACTGTGGTCTTTAGACCATCTAGGTTTGAATCACCTGTTGCTAGTGGTTGAAATGTAACTAGAAACCTAAAGTTTCTAACTGGGTCGGTCGCTAGTGACGAACGATTATTAATAATTGCCATTTATCTGCTTCCTTCTTTCTTAGGAGTTAACAGTCTTTTGCGACAAAGCAATGACAACAAATTCGGCTGGATATTGCAGAGCAACACCAACTTCAATATTGACTTGACCTTGAGCAATCAGATTGTCTGGGTTGTTTTCCGCATCACACTTGATGTAGAAGGCTTGATTAGGATTAGTACCACGCAAGCCACCTTGGTTGTAGTACTCGTTCAAGAAGGTAGTTAGACCAACGTTAATACGTTGCCACAACTTCTCATCGTTGTTCTCAAACAGTGCAAACTGTGTTAAATCATTAAGTTGTTTGCGAATGTAGATTAATGAACGACGCATATTTACATACTTGTTTGCTGTTCCATCATTCTTCAAAGTACGTGCACCCATTACTGAGATACCTGCACCTGGAAGTTGACGAATAGCGTTTACTGGAGCAAGAGCACTGTTAAGGCTGTCTAGTTCTGTAGATGTAAACGCTTTTTCTAGGCTAATAGCACCTTGAACAGTTGTTCCAATACCTGCTGGAGCCTTGAATGGTCCAACTGTGGCATCAGTGTTCATGTAAATACCAGCAATAGCACCTGCAGGACCAATCAAACGGATTGAACTTGCAGAACGACCTACTGGGTCAGTGATGTAATAGTTTGGATAATAAACTGCTGCATAACTTGAGCCAGACAAAGCAGTAGCAATAGTAAGTGCTTGAGCAACGGTTCTACCTGAAACTGTTTCAGCAACTACAAAGTGCATAGCCTTAGATGTAGCCCAACTAATTACTTCAAGAACGTGAGTTGAAGCATTTGAAGCACCAATAGCATCTGCAAGTGCTGGTAAAAACACTACCAATGGTCGGTCAATGTTATCCAGAGCAGCAGTAGTTCCACTTGTTCCATTTTGGAAATCAGTAATAGCAACAGCACTGCCATTGCTTCCTGTTGTTAACGGATAAACCGCAAGAGCAGGAGCATTAGCGTTATCACCAACAGTAACTGTAATGTAACTAGAAACTAGGTTAATAGCAGTTGCCATGTAATCGCTAGATGTTGTGGAGTTTGTTACAACGTTCTCGTAAGACTCAAGAAGAACATCGTTAGTTACATCGCTTGCTGTTCCTGCAACACCTTCTTTGTAAAGAAGTACGTCATAGTAACCAGAGCCTAGAGTTCCCTGTTGAAGTTTTACTCGTAGGTTGTTTCCGTCAGTTCCAACTGCTTTTGCAGTAAATGTTAAGACGGTTCCTGCTGCTAAAGAAGCACGACCAACGATGGCTGCTGCTGCTGTTGAGTCAGATGCAACAATACGTTTTACGTAAAGGTCACGTCCACCGTTCTTAAAGAATGCTCCCACCTGAAATGTTGCTGGGTAGGCTGCGTTGTATCCACCAAAATACTTTGTAAATTCATACCAAGAACTTACTAAGGTTGTTGTGGTTGGACCGCTGGCAAACGTGCCAACGACTGCACCCGCTGCATTAGCCGAAGCCGATGCTGCAACTGGAGCAGGAAGTACGCGTTCACTGATGTAAACGCCAGGACGATTATAAGTCGCCATTATTTTTCTCCTATCGTAGGTTTGATTTGAGCCATGTTATGCCGTAATGATGTCCCCTGGAGGTCCTACAAATCTTGTTCCCCTTATTGGAGACAAAGCAGGACTTGAGAGATGAACTGACTGCACCTTATATAGTTCTTTATATTGTGTTTGTGCAATTTCACTTGAAATACGCACAGTTATTGCATTCATGAACAAACGCTTTGCTTGTTCAATCGTATCTCGTTTTGCAACGTCAAGGACATCCAAACGACGCACTGTGGTGTCGTCTGCTGGTATGACTGTTCCAAACCGAAAAGGTAGTCGTGTATAAAGTAATTGCGTTAAAATTTGACGGTCGTGACGTGGGTTACGACTATAGGTTGTAATTTGATAATCAAGATTAATAGGTACAGGCATTTCAACTTCGTAGCCTTTATTAGCACCTAGCGTTGGCTTTAGATAATCAATCTCAATGTAACCACGCATGGCACGGTCACGAGCCTCTGAAATATCAATCATGTCAATAGTCACGTATGGGTAAGACTGGTCTCTGATTTCTTGGTCAGGCATACCAAACCAAACACCAACAGGACGAGCAACGCCTTCTTGGTCACCTCTTTGGTCGTTAACTGTCATGCCTTTTAAAAGGTCACGTAATGCTTTATCTTCCGTTAAAAATAGGGCACCTAGAGTCATTAGATTTTGCCTCCCTTTAGTAGTGCACTTGCTACTTTTAACATGTGGCTTTCTGCAGCATCGGTTCTATTTGAAAACCTACGGATGGCAGGAGAAGGTTGAGTAGATGATGTTCCATACTCTAGGTCTTTAATTGCATTATCGTATTTTGCGGGAGAACTAATTGTAAATTTATTGTTTGAAAACTTAACGCGTAAGGCGTTAGCGGTTTCTGCATCCCAGCCACTAGCGATGGCTTCTGCACGTAATTGAGCAGTCATGACCTTAGTGGTCTCTTTTGCTGCTTGGCTGAGTACTTTTGTGTAGTTAGGTTTATTTTTCATTGCGTGACTTTTTCGATTTGAAAAGGAGGCCAGTACCTACATAACCTGCCAAAAGGCCGATTAAAAAACTGTGCTGACTATGGGGCTTAAACCCATACATTCCCTTAACAAATTCGTCACGTTCTTGAGCCGATTGCATATCAGCAATCTGTTGCCACCAAGGTGTAGACATAGAAAACCCCTAACAGGAGAAGCAAAGTAATCAGCAGGTAAAACGTTAAAAACCGCACGGCTCTTAACACAACGATAATAAATGAAAAAGCCCCCTTGCGGGGGCTAAGTCATTACTTCTTTTTCTTTTTAATTTTTTTTGATAAGGCTTTATCGTTTTTAGCGTCTTTGGCCTCAAATGCTTTTTTCTGAGCAGGGGTCATACCCTTGGTCCATTTTTTATCATCATGGGCCATAAGACTTACTTCTTTTTCTTTTTTAGGGCTTTGAAGTCTTTTCCATCAATCTTGTCTGTAGGGGCTGCTGCACCTGCAAGTTTTGATTGCTTTGGTGACATTCCTTTTTTAGCAGACTTTGGGCCTTTGCCAAATCCTGGCTCGCCCTTTTTCTTACCACATCCACATGCTGCACACATTAGTCGTTCTCATTTCCGCAGGAGCAATTCCCGCATTGACAGGTTGAAGTTACTTCTTCTTCGTTCTTGCTGATTTGCACTTGTTGCACTGACATTTGCACCCTTTCATTGGTTTGTTTTTAGAGCAGGTACATCCACATGAGGCACACATTATTTTGCACCTTTCTTTGGTTTTGCAACCTTCTTTTTACCAGAGCCTTCTGGAACACAGTTTGGCACTTTCTTGCCGTTCTTGTTCTTAAAGCCTACCTGAACATAACCATCCCAACACGGGTTCTTATCCTTAGCCATTATTTACTCCTACTTGTATGTGGGTTTGCTTTATGCCATTTTTTAACTGCTTTAACCCCCTGCTGAACGGTCTTAGAACCACCCATTTTGGTGAGGTTAATTTTGTCGTATTTACCTTGGTTAGTGTTTGTATGTTCTACAACTACATCACCTTTTTTATTTTTAGAGACTTTGTGGGTAACTGTTTTCTTTTTTCCAGGAACGCCAATACCTAGGCTAACTGGCTTCTCTGGCTTAACAACCTTCTTTTTCTCAGCCATTAAGCAGGACCTAAAGTGGTAATCGTTCCTGATGAGCCTCGGTACTTAAGAGCACCTGCCTCAACATAAATGATTCCTCCACCTGTTAAGTTAGCAGAAGGTGCTGTTCCATTTTGCATAAGAAGTCTGTCTGCGTTGACGTACTGAAAATAGTCAATAGACCCTAAAGAACCACCAGTTCCCGAAACAGCAGCCAGGGTTGAGGTTGGTTTATCAAAGATAGTGTTAAGGATTGAGTAAAAGCCGTTCAGTACAACTGGGGCAACGTTGTTCAATGCTGAGGTTAATAGTTGAGAGTTTGCCAAAGTAAGGAAACTTCCAGCAGCAGATGTGACAGCGTTAGTTGACGCAGCGACTACTACCGTCTGTACTAGGCTTAAACTTCCAGCAGTTAAAACTGGAGAGACAGTGCTTCCATTTTTAACAAGCACATTTGCACTTGCGTTATTTACTGTTATTAAATATGTATTACCACCATAAATATCAACTACTCCGCTTCCAGTAATACTTGCAGCAGCAAAATCAGTTAGGCGAAGAAATACGTAGGTAGCAGTACTGCTCTTTGTAAAAGTGCCAGAAATATCGCAGTTAAGGATGTTTACGCCTCCTACACCACTTGGTGTAGTGACAGTTAAATTTGTCATCTTTAATCCTGAAATAGTACAACCAGTGTTTGTGGTTACAGTTCCAGAGATTACGATGTTTCCACCTATAAGCCCAGGACCAGTTAAGACTGTGTATTGAGTAGTTATTGCTACGTTTTCAGTATAAGTGCCTGGATGAATAATGATTGTTTTTCTAACACTAGTAACTAAAGTCAACGCTTTAGTAATAGTTGCAACTGGGGTGAGCAAATCACCGTTGCCAGTAGTGTCATTTCCATCTACTCCGCTAACGTGAATCTCATAGTCATAGCCAACGAAATCATTTC